GGACCACGGGGACGAGGACACTTGCCCGCCGCCGCCCCGGTTGTTCCAGGCGTTCATTGTGTTGAGCCCGAGGCCAGCCCCACCGAGCCACGCATTAGTCTGGCCCATGATCCCACTCGCCCGCGCATCGCCCTGGTTCTGCAACATGTTCCCGATGTTGCCGGCGCCCTGCTGCATGTAATTGCCCGCCTGCGTCGTCGCGGTCTGGCCCATGCCGGACATCGCCATCAGGCGGTTGAAGTAGTTTCCATACTCACCGGCCGCGAGGTTGCTATTAAACTCATCGAGCCCGCGCAGGGCGTTGCCCGAGAACGCCCCGCCGCGAGCTGCCGCACTCTGCTCGATCCCGCGCGTGCCCTCATCCCGCCGGAACCCGTAATCGGGCGACGTGAAGAATCGGGACATATTCCCCGGCTGGCCTGCGGCACTTGGCCCGAGATGATCCGGGCGCTGCTGACCGGCCCCGCCGCCCGGCCGCTGAGCGTCCCCTATCTGCCCCTGCAAATTGCCCCAGCGCCCGCCCATGGCGCCCGCGTTCCCAGGAAGCGTGAACTGTCCACCCTGCCCGCCGCCGGGCGCCCCCGCCCACTGCCCGTTGAGAAGCATGTTTGCGTTCTGGTAGCCCGGCATCGAATAGCCGTACAGCGAGGCCAGATCGCCCATCGCCTGATACCCGAACTGGCGAGACGGGTCCTGCATGCGCAGGAGCATGTTCGTAACGCGCCGCTGTTCATCAATGGCCGCCTGTGAGGCGCCGGCCTGTGCGTCGGCAGCATTGCCGGCGCCTCGTGAGGCCAGAGCCCCGCCAATGATCCCGGCACCCGCGCCGATAACTGCGCCCCAACTCATGCGGTTAACCTCTCCAATTCTTCCGGGGCGGGTAACGCCTCGGGAGTGATATAGCGAGCCTCGAGCACTTCTAAATCCGTCTCATCGTCGAGGTTCGCGTGAATGTTCAACGTAATCGAGTCCTCGTGCGCGAACCCGACACGCTTATCGCCGGGCTCAGTGATGACCATAAACGGCGCCTGGACACGTCGCACGCCCTGTGGCGTCCAGACCGTTAAGTCGCCCTTGACGAGCAAGAAGATATTTCGCTTCGCGTGCATCTTCCCAACGATTACCGCGCCCTTCGGGATGTCTAGCTGGCGCACGTACAGCCCCTCGCAGAAATGGTGCGAAGTGAGCGCATCGACGTCATACGTCGGCATGACTTGCGGCAGCGCAACCTCTAGCCGCCGGATTTGCTCCAACGTCGGCGCGACGATTTCGGTTACTTCGCCGCCCATCCCGTGCTTCCCGATCCCGTCTCTTTAACGTAGAACGTTGTGCCGGCACCGCCCGAGGTACGGATGTACAAGCGCCCCACGGGCGCGACGACGTTGCCCTCGGGATCGCCCGAGCCCCGCAACGGCAATTCGTTCTGTAGCTCCTGAACAAGCGAGGCGAGCCATCGCACGTCATAATCCAACGGGACACGTTGCGGCTTCACAGCATCTCTACCTGCTGATCGAGCACCGCAAGCGGGATCGCATCGGACACGGAGAACCGCAGCACCAGATTGTGCCCGCTCCCCTGCCGGAGCCAGCGCACGCGTTGCTGATAGATGCCCACGGGACCGAGCGAGCGTGAGACCGCCGCAGTCCACGTCGCCCCGCCATCGCGCGAGACTTGCAGCATGATTTGCGGATCGTCGGGCCGGACGGGGTCCGCCTCCTGACTGAACGGCAGCGGCGCCTCGGGCGGATCACCCGACCCGTACGGCGGGGGCGGCGGCGGGAGAACGGGCGGACGTAAATCCTTCATGGCTGCGTCTTAATCGACAATTCAACTTCCGCGAGCGACACCCGCTCGCCGTCCATGTACAGGGGCGCATTCGTCCAGGAGACCACTTGCGGGTCGCCGAACTCGGTATAGCGTCCCGCCTGCATCACTCCGACACGCCCATCTTCGTGGATCGCCCACACGTCGACGCCGAATTGCGCCGTGGCGATCACTTCCCAATGTGCTTGCGCGTAGGACTTGCGCTCGTGCCATCGGCTTGTCGTCACGTCGTAAACCCACGTCCCACGGCCGGGGACCGTCAGCGCATAGTGCAGATGCCCGCCGAAGGTATAGGACACCCCGTAGGCGTCCCGCACGTCGCCGTAGCCCTGCAATGCCACCTCGACCCCGTGCGTGCTCACCCGCTGAGGTGTCATGCCCGAGAGCCGCCGGACCGTCAGATCCGACGCTAGCCAGAAGATCGAATTGTCGAGCTTTGCAATCGACTTGCCGGCCGCACAACCGAGCTCGATCAGCCCGTTGCTCACGCGGGCGAACGGGAATCCCGCCCCGCCGACGTTTGCCCACAGCTCACACGACGCGGCGCCCGCTAGAAATAGCTGCCCGTGATCCGCCGCGAGCCCCACCAGATCGTCCGGCTGCCCTTCGGCCGTCGCGAAGTTGAGCGGGTCGTAATCCTCGGGCGCGTTCAGGTCGCTCGAGAAAAACCGCCCGCTGCTGGCTTCGATAAAGAGCAGGTAATTGTCCAAAAACTCGACGGCCGTTGCGGTACGGAAATCCACATCCGTGACCTTCGTAACGGCGCCCAGAGACGTGACCAGATAGGCCGTGTACCCGCCGAGCACGCACAGCCGGTCCATGGTGGAGGCGACCGATACGCGGCCCGTCCCGTTGATGTGTCCGACGTTCTTAATCAGCCCCGTGCCGACATCTATTCGATAGAGACGAAACCCCGCAATGCCCCACAGCGCACCCGCAAAGAGCGTGAGCCCCCGACCCGGCGCCGACAGGTCCGCAATGCGCGTGATTCCCGGCGCGCGTACGAGCGCGACTTCGCCTTTTGCATCAGCCGGCTTGGCCTCTGCGTAGCAATTGACCAACCGCTCCGGCGAGGTCCGCCGGTAGCTGTCGAGCGGCAGCGGTAGCCGCATTAATTGAACTCGTCAGAAGTGATGTCCCACAGCCCGCCCTCGCCGCGCGGAATGTGCGTCATGTCGGACGGTCGCATCTGATTGATTACGGCATCTCGCAAGAGCCGCTGATAAGACGCCCCCGCCGCCAACGCAACCGGCGCAGAGACCGTCCGCTGATAGTGCGGCGCCAGGTGTACGGCCAGATTGAACTTGACGGCCAGGTGTAGCGACGGCCCGGCCGGAAACTCTGCCGTGGCGTCGGTCTGTGGCCAGTGTCCTACGTCAATCCCGTTGGTGTCCCACTCGGCCAGCAGATCGTTCAGCACCCGCAGACCGAGCACGGCGTCAGACGCCGACAGCGCCTCTGTCTCCGAAACGACGCCGAGCAGCGATAGCGCGTCGTAGATAATTTCGCTGTTGTTACTCACGCGAGCTTGTAGAACAGTACGAGAATCCCGGTGGACGATGCGTTCGGCGTGACCTTGAGCGAGGTCTCAAACCGCACACCCGGAAAATCAACTTTCGTATTGACCGCTGTCGAGGCCGCGAGCGTCTGAATGGTCACCGCGCCGTCCAGAATCGCGACTGTGTGCGCCGATAGCGCGACCTGTACCAGGTAGCCGTAGAAGATGACCGGCCCTGTGATCGTGACACCCGCGTCCCCGGACAGGTCGAGGACGCTATACAGACATTCGCTGTGAACGCCTATCGTTGCATCGGCAATCGCGCCCGTGACCGGATTCGCGACCTGTTCCATTTTCGTCGACGTACGCTGTGCCATCTGCTAACCCTTCTTTGCGACTAGGACGAACTTATGGACGTCCGGTTCGTCATTGTTGACACTGCCGAGCTCAAAATCGGCGGAATAGAAAAATCGGTAATCGGTCATCGGCGTTTTGCCGACCTGTTCGCGGTACTGCCGCTGTGACAGGAACATGAGCGATTCCTGCGAGATTATCCGTGTGTGTCCCGGATCGCCCCACGCCCAGGAGGACTCCCAATGCGGGCACTGGATGAAGAAATACCCCTCGGGCTTCATCACCCGCCAGAACTCCTGGAACGCGCCTAGAAACGCGCGCCAGTCGCCCTGCCGCCCGAAGTGTTCGAGCACGTCGTAGGCGTGTATCTCGTCGAACCAGTTATCGGGGAACGGCAGCGACTCGCCGGGGAGCTTATCGAGGTCGAATATGACGTGCGGCTCACAGCGGATGTCAATGTCGAGCGTCGTCAAATTCTGCCATTCGGCCGTGTCGTCCTTGAGCCAAATGCGCTTCTCGCGACGGTTCCCACTGCCGAGCAGTAATTCGCGCTTCATGCCGCCGCCGAGACTGCGTCCTCGGCTTCCTCTTTGGCGATTTGAGAATTCAACCAGTTGTGCCAGTTACCCTTGTAGCCGGCATGCGTGAAGTCGAAGTCCGGCCACACATAGACCGGCTTCCCCGTCTGTGCGACGTAATCGAGCGACCACGCATAGTCCTCGCCGACGAACTTCCCTTCGTCATTGATGAACGTGTAAAACAGTCGCGGGACATCCTGCGTCAGAATGCCCTGATTCTCCACGCTGATTTTCTGCGCCTTCTCGGCCATCGTCTCGACGACGTGTCGCTTGATGCACAGAAACCCCGTCGGCACCTTGTCGCAATGCACCCATCCATTCGTCACCGTCAGCCCGCCTTCGGCGTGCGGTATCCAGTGAACCGGGTAGTTCTCTTCCGTCTGGCGGCGCGGATACACGCCACAACTCACGTCCCACGGACATTGCAAGAGCGAGACGAACGCCCGAGCCTCGAATCGGAGGTCGGCGTCAATGTAAAACAGATGCGTGCAGTCCGTTTTCAGGAACATTTGCACGAAATGGTTACGCGCCAGGTCGATAAAGGCACCGTTGCCCATCACCCCGGCCGTGACGTTGATCCCGAGCGCCGTTGCCAGTTGGCAGGACTCGGCGAGCGAGATGCAGAAATCAGTCAGTACGCGTCCATCGTAGGCGGGTGTTGCCACGTACGCATGTATGCGCTTCTGACTGCCCCCGGAGGATCGTTGTTTTCTAGACATAGGCTCCAAAAAGAGGGGCGGCCCCGGTGAAGGAGCCGCCCCGAGGTGGGGGAACGTTAGGTCAGTGAATGCCAGCCACGGACCGCGAGCTCCGGATAGAGCGGCGCGAAGCCCCACAGCACATCAATGCGGCACGGAACGGTGTCCGAGCTAATGGCGTACTGCTTGGCGATGCGCATAGAGATCCCGTCCATCGACTGACGAGCACCCCAGGCGCCAAACTTGCTGACATCCACCAGGTCCGCCGTCGCAAACGCGAAAGCGTCCTTGTGGAACTGCAAGCACTGGCCGTAGGAGGTGTTCTCCACACCGACGCGCGTAACCGTTGCGTTGTTCGCGGGAGCCGCGTTTACGTTCTGGTAGGCGTTGCCCGAGCCGGACATGATCCCCGGCGAGAGTGTCAGCGTGATCGTGCCCGCCGTCACGACAGTAGTCGTCGAGTTGCGGATCACAAAACGCTTGAGCACACCCGTTGAGACCTTCGTCTCGGGATGCACGTCGAACACGCTCGATATAGTGACGATGTCGCCCTGCGAGATACCG